CCTTACCCCACTCCCCTGCCCAGTAGGATTCGCCACTGGGCAGGGGAGTGGGGTAAGGTGTGGACATGACAACGAACAAGGAGAACAACATGACCGAAACCCAAGAGCAAGCACTGGCAACACTGGTGGAATGGCGCGATGCCCTGCACCAGCGCGTCATGAGCGAGGCTGACCGCGAGTCGGGCGACAGCCCTGTGGTTCGCGTTCGTCGGGATCAGGAACGCGATGGACAAGGTGGCAACAGCCTTCGGGCTGGAGTCCTTTGCACAGGAATCGTCACTTGCCCCGTCCGTGGGGTAAGGTGAAGGCATGACAACGAACACCGACACCGCAACCGACACCGCACTCCAGTCCATCGTGGACGCGCTCTATCAGGCGTGCAACACCGCACGACGCGCCCACCTGCACGACCTCTTCCCCGACCTCGTGGACGCGCTCTACGACACCGCCACGCTCACGCACCTCGCGCTGGCGGATCGTCTGGACACGCGCTGGTACGGCGACTAGGAATCGTCACTGGCTAGGACGGCGTGCTACGATGGGGACACCCCCCATGGTTAGCGCGTCGTCTTGGTCGGCGTGGGTGGCAGGGCCTACCCCCCAACGAACAGCACACCCCCAAATAGCCCCATACCGAAAATCCGCTAACCAGGAAAAACGCTCCCAATAGCCCCATTCCAAATTGTTCCACGTGGAACATCTATACTTAAACAATGCCAGCACTTAACAGTCCCCAATTTGAGTCTTGGTACTCCAAGTGGCAGGCTAACCTGAACCGCCCTGACCCTGGTCAAACTGAAAAAGAGTTTCATGCGTATGGGCACAGTCGTGACGGTATTCCTCAAGAAGAATTACATGACTGGGTAAATGCAGCGTGGTTCCAGAGGGGCCAATTCCCTAGTCATACCCTAATGACGCACGATCTTCACATGGCGAACCCCAATCGCCATTGGGACCCGAACCCTTCTGTTGCTCGGTTGCAGAAAACCCCCACAAAGCCCAAAGATGCCCCTGAGAGTTGGCGTGTCAACGAAGATGTAGCAGAACAGCAACATGAGGCGATGCGGGGCACTGGCATCCCCTCGCACGTTACCGTGTACCACTTTGGCGCTCCTCCAAAGGGCGCTCGCTATGCTAGTGGCTCTGTCGACCCAGAATGGCCCGAAGCAGTCCGTACAGGATGGCGTAGTAAAGACCTTGCGATCAACCGAGGGCGTTTGCATATCTATCTAGTTCCCCATGAGGACATCATTGCTTCGGCTGGTGCGGAACAGGAAGTATTTTTCCGTCGTGGTACGCAGTTGAACAAAAAACGTCGCAGTAAGCGCCAGCAAATGCGTGCTGAGTCCAAAGTGGAAGACGATTTCTGGAATGGGTAACGTGCTAGGTCGCCCCCACTCTAAGTAGCCTATACTAGGTAAATGCCAGCATCTGACCATCTCCATCCTGAATTGTTTCACGGAACTGGACATTTTTTTGGTGAGGGAGAAACAATCAATCCTCCTGAAGCACCAGCATCAGGAAAACTCTATTATTCTCGTGCTGCTGAATATACAAATGATTTTAGTCCTGTCGTGTACATGACCTCTAATAAGCACATTGCTGAAAACTACGCCACGAAAAAGGCTTATGAATCAGGGATGTTGTTTGCGCCCATTTATTCTGTCGAACATTCCCCCGATATCATCAATCTGGCGGAGGAAGCGGAGCGACGGCACCCCACCCCACCTGGTAAGTATGAGCCTCATGACACATTCTCACGGGAAACTTACGTGTCTAAAAAGCCCGTCAAACCAAAAGAAATCGTTGGTTGGGGCACAAACAACTTTGTAGGGTTTGCATAATGCCAGCACTTGACGGTCCGCAATGGGCACACATCATGGGTCGTATGAAGGCAAAAGACCTCGCAAACCTTCCTAGTATCAAGTACCAAAAGCGGTCTCTGTCGCAGGTTAGAAGCGCAATCCCGAGCCATATAGAAAATGCTAGGGACATGGACGACCACGAAGAAGACAGCGCTACTCAAGGAATGTCACTGTACGACAGCATCAAAAAGCATGGCGTACAGCGTCCTGTCACTGTTTCTCGGTATTCAGATGGTAGTTACGAGTTGTCAGACGGGCACCACCGCGTCTCTTCGGCTATGGACATCGACCCAGAGATGGAAATCCCTGTTTTCTTCGGGATCACAAAGATCAATTAACCTATACTTAGGAAATGCTCAACGACAAGCAGTTCGGAAACAAAGTCCTCTATCACGGGACCACGGAAGAGGCTGCTGATGCTATCTCCCGTGAAGGTTTCTCTCTTGGTCATGAGCGTCACGGGCGTTCTGGTGGATCTGGTGTTTATTTAACTTCTAAGCCAGAGGTTGCGAGGGAGTTTGGCCCTGCTGTTGTTGAGGTAAGCCTCCGTAAGGGTACAAAGATCAACCGTGGTGACTCTTTTGCAGCGTTGCTTCCGCCTCTGAACAAGCATTTTAAGGCCGCGACCGCCGCAGACCCTAACCTCTCATTGGACCAGTTCTGGGTGAACCACTCACAGAGTGAAGGATTTGGCGGTCACAAGGACGATGACGGGTCCATTATCGTCTATGATCCCAAGAATGTTGGGTACCGCAGCCACAAGATGGTCGGTATGGTCGATGATAAGACCGCAGCAGAGCAATTTGAGAAGCGTTCGGGGTTGTAATGGCAGCATCTGAGCATCTTCACCCTACATTGTTCCACGGAACTGGGGCGTTTTTACCTGAAGGTGGAGTCATCCACCCAACCCATCAATTTGGGTCAAAAGAAGACCTTGCGTTCTCCTCCGACAGCCTTACAGAGGCTCAACAGTACGCTTATCCCCACACGGTCAAGTGGAACAAGCAGTTATTTGCCCCTGTGTATGAGGTAGAGCCTGTAGACAAGGACGAGGAACTCATCAAACGCCCATCCTCAATGTGGAAAGACGCTACACACCACATTTCCAAGAAGGGTTTTCGTGTAAAGAAGACCCACTACGTGTATTGGAACGACTGATGCCTACTTACACGTACAAATGCACCAGTAATCATGTTCATGAAGAGCAGCGGAGCATCAAAGATGTGGAAGTTTTGCCAAAAATTTGCGTTGAATGTGGCAAAATCATGAAAAGACTCTATTTTGAACCCGTAATTGCACTCAAAGGCAAGGGATTCTACCGAAACGGTGGCTAAATAGGGTATATTGACCCTTGACAGTGTCGTTTGCGGTATGAAACGATGCCTGAATAGCCGAATGTAGCACAGTTGGTAGCGCACCTGCTTTGGGAGCAGGGGGTCGGGGGTTCAAGTCCCTCCATTCGGACCACCTAAAGATCAGCGTTGACCGCTTAGGTGAGGCTCTGTACAGGGCGCTGGTCTACTGGAGAGATGGCAGAGCGGCTGAATGCACCTGTCTTGAAAACAGGCATGGGTTTGTAGCCCATCGGGGGTTCAAATCCCTCTCTCTCCGCAAACAGACTGTCTGCTTACAGCAATGTAGGCATCCGATTTCTAGGGTCGGCTTAAGCCAGTCTGTTAGGGCCGATTGGTGTAGGGCACGCTTTCCTTCGGGGAAAGAGGCGAGGGAAGTCCCCTCATCGGTCTGCAATATGAATACTGGTACCCAATCCCCTAAGCACCATGACTCTAGTGGTGTGCTGACGAGCAAGGCGAGGAAGGCTAAGGCGCGGACCGTAGCGCCAGTATTCATCTCACAAACTGAGAGTTATTATTCAGTTTGTGGGTATTGGAGGATGGTGTAATGGCAGCACAGCAGACTTTGAATCTGTTAGCCAAGGTTCGACCCCTTGTCCTCCAGCAAGTGATAACAAGACTCACCGTTATTGTCACTTATGAGGTGATCTGTAAATAAGGGTATGTAGCCCAAAGGCAGAGGCGGAGCACTTAAAATGCTTTCAGTGTGGGTTCGACCCCCACCATACCCACTTGGTACAATAGACGCATGGCTGTCATTGCTTTTGTCATCGCTACAGTCTGTTTGATTTCGCTGTTGTTACCAGTCGTCTTCACACCATCCGATACACGTGATGTCGAAAGTGAAGACAATGAAGACAATCCTTCTTAGAATCCTCGCCGCATTCGCTTCTACTGGTCTCTCCGTCATGGGTGCTGGTGCCATTGCAGGTGTTCCCATGTGGAAAGCCTGCCTGATGGCTGGTATCGGCGGCGTGGCGTTCGTGGTTGAGGGGCTTGCCCGTGCCTTCATGGATGACGGCAAGTTGGACGCCGACGAGATCAACGAGGTTTTTGATAAGGTGCAAAAGAAGTAATTAGCGTTCTACATGAGCGTCATGCCCACGGCGCTCAAAAGCAACCACATGCTCGGGGTAGTGGCGGGTAACTACGTCTTTTCGTACCCTCATGTGTACCCCAAGTAGATCTTTAGCGTCGTGGTAGTAGCACGGGTCATCGGTCATCTCTGGCTCCCACTCCCAACGCCAACGGATACGCCCGTACACCTCTCGCGCAGCCATCAAAGACCCCGCTGACGCCCACGTGTCCATCATCGGGTAGTTCGGGTAGGCGGGGTCCAGCGGACCAGTTAAACAATAACTAGGAATAAAGGAAGCAACTAAAGGGTGTCCTGTCTCCAGTAACTTCGGCAGGATGTCGTCTGGTGGGAAACAGTCAGCGTCTAAGTACAGGATATGGCTTGCCTGCATGGTGAAAGCGTATTCCACAATCATGTTGCGCCCAAAACAGATGTGACGCACCCTGTTCTTAGTGTGGACTTCAGTGCGCCCATCATCAAGGACATACGACCAATACTCCCCTCCCAGTTCGGTAAGGCGGTCAATCAAGGGCTGGAACGGCTCCAGTCCCCGTTTGTCGGTTTCGATAGCGCAGAAGTACCGAACGTCAGGATGGCTTGCTTTGATCGCTTCAGCGTTTTTAAGCCACGACCCCCACAGATTTGGGTCTGCCATGGCAAAGTTAGTTATTGTGGCCCCTACAACGATCATCCGTCTCTCCTGCTGGTCATTACCGTAATATAATAAACCATATGCCTTCTAGTAATGACCCTATGTTTTCTGGGGATACCCCACTACCTTACAAAGGAATAGTGGACAGGCCCAGAACAAGGTCAAAAGAAACAACAGAGTCTTTAGGGGCACTTAAACGGCAAGTGGGACAAGGCCGATCAATACCTGGCACTGTGGAAAAACCTAGTGCTCCCCCGCGCATCCCTTCTCAGGCTGCGTTTTACCTGCGCACAGCGGGGCGTTGTCAGCACCCACGTTGTAATGCCATCCGAGAGCGTGGGCTAGACATTCTCAAGTCTGAGGGCACACACCTCAGCATGGATCAACTACCTGAACCAATACCCAGTGTTGCTTCTTATCAAAAGACATACCCTATTCGCAATGGGAAGCAAGATCGGTCAAATCCTGAAATTATCCAGACATTGAAACCCAAAGACCCAAAGCACCCAGAATGGGTGAAGCACACGACAGAGGCAAAGGGTGGAACTGGTCTGTTCGACCCCTCCGATCTTCTGGAACACCATCACGGTCCAGAAGATGACAACTTTGAAAAATACCCCCTTCCGTGGAAGTAATATAGGTATATGCCAGCATCCCAAAATTGGAGTGACCCCGACGACGATCTGTACACAGACGATGACGGGAACATCCTGTACTACGACAAGAGGGGTCGTTTGCGGAAATTCAATTCCAACGACCGTGATTACCAGCAGATGTACCATTACGAGGATGACTAAGCCCCACTCACCCCTACCAGTAGTAAGGTAAAATACATCAATGGATATTGATCGCTTACGACAGAAGTCACGCTCTGCCCACATGTTTGAGGGTATCGCTGGACCTACCGCACAAGACATGTCTGACATTGAATCAGGCAACGAAGAGACTGGTGTGTTCACCGCAGATCAAATTGAAGGTCTGCGCAAGATGAATGAGCGCATTGACCCCGCTTACGCTCGTCAGCGAGCAGCAAAGCGCGGTGGTACCAACACACTGAAAGGAGCAGGAACTCCTCGGCAATCCAGTGGAGCAGGAGAAGAATTTAACATTTCTGCGTTGTCGGATACTTTGGGGGCAACTGACCAAACACGTTCTGAGGGCGCTCAGTATGGTATTGATACCAGCGTAGATATGGGGTCATCTGGCGACGATCCTGCGTCGTCTCTCCCACGTAGGGGCGCTGTGGGCATGGGGGATATTGGTGGAGCAGCCTCTGGTTATTTTGGTAAGCACAAAGACACCCCTCAGTACCAAATGGGTCTAAGTCTTCTTGAAACTGCGGGTCGTTGCAACCACCCACGTTGTCAAATGATCCGTGCTAAAGGCATGGAAATGATCGGTGCGGATAAACGCTACCAAACTGGTGGTCAATTTTGGGAATCAAAGCAAGACCCAATTCCTAGCATTGCCACTAAACAGCGTTACTACCCAATCGTTAATGGTAAAGAAGACCGCAAGAACCCGCAAATGGAAACCATTCTTTCTCCTGCTGACCCCAATCACCCTGAATGGCAAGCGCTCATAAAAGTTGCAAAGGGTAGCAAAAAAGGTGAAAACAAAGAGTTGTTTCACCCTTCTTCTCTTCTTGCGCACCATCACGAACCTGGTGATGAGGATTTTGAGAAGAACCCCCTTCCGTGGATGTAGTGTTACTTCAATGCTGGCACGTATCCGTGTTTACTTATTAGTTAAGGCCATTCAGGTAACTAACGCCGTACTCAGTGAATTGACTGAACTTCTGGCACTAGAAGCACTGGGCACAATCAAAAAGGCTATTCCGATGACGAAGGGCCTAATTGTTGTCGACAACTCTCACTGTGATCTTGATGTGTCTATTGGGGACACCCCGAGCAGGGCGTCCCTTAACACGTGGTCTGTCAGGGTAGAGCCGCAGCCGTGATTGTCAAATACCCCGTGCACACTTGGACTCAGGATGAAGCGATCAAAATCGCTAAATCGACTGCCCTTACCCATGGGTTCAAAAACACCATGACTATGCAAGTTGAAAGACTTGCTGATACCTCATGGGTTGTCACGCTGGACGTGACGAAATGACAGACTCCAAAGATACTTCCGAGCAATGCGTGTGGTGCGGAGGAGAAATGAAACCAGAACACGCCCATTACCGCTGTTGTGAGTGTGGGCAGCGAGACGCCTGCTGCGAAGGAGTTTACTGATGGCTCAACAACCAGAACTTCCACTTGAGTTCCCTAAGAGCCAAGGGACCAGCCGTTACGACGCCCCAGTTCCTGAACTCGCTGAGGGAGCAAAGCGGTGGGCAGAGAAATTGGGGCGTACCCACAATACGGCTCAGTTTGAGAATGTTCGTGCAGGTGACAGCCACAGCGCACTATACCCAGCAGTTCGTCGGGCCATCGGTCAGCCTATGACCAAGCGCATGGAGCGTAGTTATGAATCTTTGCGCCGCGAAGTGCCTAAGCAATACAAGTATTTAACCTCACCAGTGGAGCAGGGTGGTTTGGGAATCTCCGTTGAGATTACTCACGAGAACCCCTACGAGCACCCACGTGAGATGGCAGAGGACATCAAGACGAATCGTCGCCTCAAGATTCTTTCGACTGAGAGCACGGGTGGGCACTCCTTGTTTTCTAACGAAGAGAATGATATGTTCCGTGCAGTGCATGACGCATTTGGACACTTGGCTACGGCTCGTGACTTCTCCAAGCACGGTGAAGAAGCCGCGTACTCTAGCCATGCCCAGATGTTTAGCAAGAAGGCGCTTCCCGCTCTGGTTTCAGAGACCCGCGCACAGAATGCGTATGTCATGAACGCAGGAGACTTCCCACCAAACGCCCCCATCAATGTTCCTGATTGGGCAACCGAAGTTGGCAAAATGCCTCCTGAGCCTAAGAAAAAGAAGGCGAAGAAGCCTAAGCAGCCTAAACTGAAGTTTTAGTATGAGAAAAGAACATCTGAACGAAGCGCAACTTCACCGCTTCTATGACATGGCCTATGACCTTTCAGGTCCTACTAACCCCGTAGCCCATAAAGCGTTTGGATCTAACACTATTTACTCCTTGTTTAACAAACAAGGTGAAAGCGCTTTGTTTGAACGTTACGGAAAGCCCCAAGCGGAAAGGCTTGGGGACGACCCAGAAGAGTGGCGTTACGAAACGGCAGACAAAACTACAGTTCCGTGGCAAACTGCCGCTAAATCTCGTACGGGTCCGTCTTATGATAAGTCACTTGTAGATGAAGAGTTGTCTTCCCCTTCCACACATGTCTTTGGCTTTGATCCACGCAAGTTGCACGCTACTCAGCCTTGGGTAACCAAGGAGGGTACACGCCACTATTTGAGACACGGCACTAGCGGCCCCTTGTATGCAGACAAAGACAACGTTGGTAACTACATGCCACTTGTTTATGTGCATCGTAATACTGGTCAAATGCGGTTGTTGTCTGGACACCACCGTGCTACTGCTGCTTTAATCAAGGGTCAGGAGTTACCAGCACGCTACGTCATTGGGGAATAAATGAGCACTAACTATTGGATCACAACTCATCTGGTTTACAACGTTGATGGCGACAAGAACTTAGATCCTAAACAAGTTGCCCACAAGGTAAAGAACGCCATTACGGTTGTTGTAGGGTCATTGGATTTGGCAATGGCAGTTCTTAATGAACTTGGTTACGACGAAGAAGAGGTCATCAAAAGAGTGCACTACGCAATCTACGGGATGCCCAAAGGACTCGTTCCCTCTTTGTAATGGTATACTAATAACCGAGTCTCACCAAGGCGGGTTGCTTGCGAGCGACCCGCTTTTGTGTCTAGTGGTACAATCTTCTTGCACCCGCAATCACGGAAGGACGTAATTGCCCCGACTGAGTTTTCGTAGGATCATTCGTCGCCCAATTGCTCTTCTGCCACTAGTTCTCAACATAGCGCTTTTCTTGCCCCAGCCAGCATCGGCTGAACTGTATACAACCGTTGGCGCTCATGACTTTTACTTCACCGTGTCCGAGACACAGGTGTTCACTGTGCGTGCATACGCCCAGCAGTACGGAATTGACAGCATGTTGTGGCTGTACGGCAGCAATGGTCAAGATCTTGACCAAAATCTTGCCCAAAATGATGACTACTTCGGGCTGGACTCTTACATCTCAATCACTCTTCAACCAGGGGAATACCGTTTGCGGACAGGTGTGTGCTGCGGGGACCCCAACCGCTGGTACGGCACTTCGTATCAAATTGATACCAACTTTACGGTTGTAGGTGGGGTAGCGACCACAACAAGCACCACAGTGCAAGAAACCACGACCACAACAAGCACTGCGGTGCAAGAAACTACTACAACTCAGGAACCTACAACCATAACAACATCAACCACGACAACAGTAGTGCCCACCACGGAAACTCCCACAACAGTTCCCGAATCAACGACAACATCTACAGATGCTCTTCCAATAAGTACAGTGCCAGAACCAACAACGACAACGTCAGAATTACCCCCAACATCGACTACTCCACCCGATGTCCCCGAGTCAACTTCTCCCACATCTTCGACTGTTGCCGATACCACCACAGTCCCAGAGCCAACAACGACGCTCCCGCCAACGACGACAACTTCTTCAACTACTACCTCCACGACTGTAAAAGTTCCAAATGTCACAACCACAACGGAACAAATTCCGATGCGACCTGTGGCAACTACACAGCCCGAGGTGGTGGTCCCAACGACCACCACCTCAAGCGAGCCTGACCGTCGAAACGAGCAGGTGGGTCCTACCACTGTACCACCCACTACAACGTTGCCTGAGGTGCTACCTGAGTTAGACCCAACAGAGGCTTTGGAACTGGCGGTCAGTTCAGAGGTTATTCAGGAAGTTACCCCAGAGCAGGCTGCTCAGATCTTTGAGTCAATCGACGTTGGAGAGTTATCCACAGAGCAAGCAGAACAACTTGTCACAGCCGTTCAAGGTGCTTCGGAAGAAGTGCGAGAAGAGTTTGAAGACAGCGTCAACATCTTTGATACCAAGTTTGAGACCTATGTCCCAGTTGGGTCCGTGGTCAACGTCAAGACTCGTAAAGTAATCATTGCAGCAACAGGTGTATTATTTGTAGCACCAACTATTTCAACTTCACCGCCACCTGCCCCTACGGGAGGCCCCAGCGGTGGCTCTGGCGGTAGCCCGAGCGGTTCCACGAGCGGTGAGTCCACAGGTTCCAATGAGAAGCGGCAAAGCCGCAGAGGAAGGAAATAGTGTTTAAGAAACTGCTCAACGAAGCCCATGCCCTTGCGTGGACGCTTGCGGGTACTGGGATGGTTCTCATCACCCTTTCGGGGCAGGTGCAGACCTATGGTATCTGGATCAGCGTGATTGCTTTGGGAATCCACCTTATTGGTGTACTCCTGAAGAAAGACGAGTAACCGTATCTGAAGTAAACTGGGGACATGCCTAGTACAGCCACAATCAATTACACGATGACTAGGGGTCTTCCTTGGGAACGTTTGATTATTCTCAAGAATAACTACAACCACCGATTACTTACCCCAACTGACTCACGGGCATACGTTAAAACGGGAACCCTGTCAAAACTTGAAATAACTACAAGCATCACTCGTGAAAACGGCATCATGCTTTCTTTGACAGGCGAAGAGACCCAAGATCTCCCGTTGGGAAGCCTTGAATATGACGTTCTTGCTACTGTTAATGGCATTCAGCGACCAGTAGCAAAAGGTACAATTACCGTAAGCGCACTTGACACAGTTACCCCGTTGGAGGATGCACAAGCGATGGAAGTCCGATTTAAGAAGAATGCGGATTACCGTCGCACCTTTACGTGGCGTGATACTGACGGTGACATCCTTTCGATTCAGAACGCCTACATGCAGGCAAAGACATCTTCGGGCACTACTGTGCTTGACCTTCGTTGGTACTCAACTGTTCCATCAGAAGCCACTATTGCTGGTCTCGCAGGAGAACGGCGTGGCTATCTCGCACCCGCAACAGGAGCCACCATGGAGATGCACATCTCGGATAAGAACACCGTTCCAGCGGGTTCCTATAACTTCGACCTATTCGTTCAGGACTCAGCAGGCGACTGGGATTGCTTGGCTTCAGGCAACGTTGTAGTTGAGGCCGCTATCTCCTCGCCGCCTGCATGAGCAAAACAGTTGAAGTAACTAAAACACCTAATCGTTATATAACAGTAACGCAGCAGAAGAACGTTTCTACTGTAGTAGCCCCTCTTGAGCAGACTCTAGAGGTTCACGATCCAGGCGTTGCGGGTCCCCCTAACACCCTATCTATTGGCACAGTTACCGAGGGGTTGGAGGCACAGGTCACCATTACTGGTGTTGCCCCTGCCCAAGTTCTCAACTTTGTGCTCCCAATTGGCGGGGTCTACACCCATACCCAGAGTGCACCTTCTACTACGTGGACAATTGTCCACAATCTTGGATACCACCCGTCAGTGACTGTCGTAGACAGCGCCGATTCAGCCGTTGTAGGTGATGTAACATATGTGTCAACGAATGAATTAATCGTCTCCTTTTCCGTCGCTTTTGGCGGGAAGGCTTACCTTTCCTGAGGGCTAGATGGCAAAGTTTCTAAATAACATTGATCTCAACAAGAACGAACTTCGTAACGTTCGGTTGCAGAACCTTGGAACTGAGCCTGGTAGCCCAGTTGCTGGTCAGATCTATTTTGATACCGCCGTTGGTAACGTCATTCGTTACTACAACGGGTCAGCGTGGGTCACCATCGGTGCGATGGACCCCGACCTTGATGCTATTGCATCTCTTACAGGTACTGGTGTTCTGAGCCGTACGGGTACCAACACCTGGAGCCTCAATACTTCATACGTGTCCAGTGTCAACGGTGCGTCTGGAGCAATCACTAACGTCGCCGTAACCACCTCTAGTCTTAACCAGTTTGCCAGCACAACTTCTGCTGAATTGGCGACTGTACTTTCTGACGAGACAGGGTATGAAGCCAACGCCGTAGCAGTATTTAACTACAACCCCTCTATTTACAACGGTATCGCAGGTGTCGGAAGTATTGTCGACAACTCGTTCAACCTCATCCAAGGAAACCACGGTTCTGGAACCATCTCCACCCTTAACTTTGCGTCGTACGTTCCCACAATTAATATTGGCGCTTCCACTGGAGCAACCGCAGGAACGATCACGATTGGTGGCGCTTCCACAGGCGTTGTTATCCCTGGAAACCTCTCGGTTGCTGGGAACCTGACCGTCGACGGCACGCTCACGACCATCAACAGCACTACTGTCACTGTTGATGACAAGAACCTTGAACTTGGTTCTACGGCTACCCCGACCGATCTGACCGCTGACGGCGGTGGTATTACCCTTAAGGGCACTACCGACAAAACAATCCTGTGGGTTGACCTCACGGATTCGTGGACATTCAACCAAAACATCGACCTTGGTTCTGGGTACGTCATCAAGATTAATGGTACTGAAGTTCTGTCGGCTACCAACTACACGGGTACTGCTGCCTATGCCTCCAGCCTCGCAGGTGCCTCCGCAGGCGTAATCCCGTATCAGGCCACTAACGGTAGCGCTAGTACTGCTTACTTGGCTCCTGTCATTAGTAGTGGTATTGACACTCTTTACATTGGGTGGGACTACACTAATACTCGCCCAAAATGGAATAAGCGTAAATGGGTTGGGAACCTTCAAGGTGCGGGGTCCTCCTCTTATGTTGTGTACTCCTACATTCATACGCTTACTTACGAACCAACAGGTGATGGACGTTCGGGGTTTGTAATTTCGGTTTATGAATCAAGTACCAATGAACAGGTGTACCCTGATGTAAGTGTTGATCGCTCTACAGGTCACGTCACTTTTTCATTTGGTTCCACGATCCCAGCAAACGACACATACTACGCAGTAATCATCGCATAATTGGTACCCTGAGGGGTTCCAACAATTGAAAGTCTTGGTTGAGGCCAATGGCAAAGTTTCTAAATCTTCTCAAATTGAGGGGCTTCACTAGCCCTTCAGACGCAGCAGTCGAAATATCTGCTACCACAGACAGCGCCAGCGCTTCACGTCTTCGTATTGACGCAGGTGGCAAACTCACTTGGGGCGACGGCATTAATGCTGGCGACACGAACCTTTACCGCCAACTAGCCAACGTTCTTCAGACTGACGACTATTTTGTCGCTACAGGTGGCTTGACCGTTGAGTCATACCAGATTACTACCAACGGTGCGTCTACTGGTAATACCCTTGTCTTTGACGGTACTAAGTTCACCCCAGGCAATGCTACTGGGGGCGCTGCTGGCAGTACATACGTCACCACCATCGGTAACGGGGCCAGCACTACGTTTGCTGTTACACACAACCTAAATACCCGTGACGTGTTCGTGCAGGTACGGGGCGCTACCTCTCCTTATGAAGTCATTGACGTTCAATGGGAAGCCACTAGCACTTCTGTAGTTACTTTCAACTTCGGCACTCCGCCAGCCGCTGACAGCGTGCGTGTGGCGATCTACGCCGCCGTTACAGGCGACAACGTGGCTATCCCGCTGGACGGGTTGACCGATGTGGTCATTACGGCCCCCGAAGAGTTCCAAGGGCTGTCGTACAACGGCGCTAACTGGGTCAACAGCCACATTCCTCTTGTCTCTTATGTTCGCAACGCCGAAGCAACCACCATCACCACAGGCACCTGTGTGTACCTGTTTGGGGCTACGGGGGACCACGCAACTGTAAAGCGTGCAGATAATAATTCTGACACCACGTCGTCCAAGACGATTGGTGTTGCTGGGGCCAACATACTTGCAAGTGAAAATGGCCCCATTGTTACCCGTGGTTACGTAGATGGTATCGACCTTTCGGTGGGGTACACCGCAGGTGACATTCTGTGGCTTGGCGAAAACGGCGCCTTCACCACAACAAAGCCAACAGCCCCCGATCATTTGGTGTTTATTGGTGTTGTCGTTCGGGCAACTAACAATGGCATCATCTACGTTGCTACCCAGAACGGATATGAACTAGACGAACTCCACAACGTCTCGTTGCCCTCCCCCAACGCTGGGGATGTGCTGACCTACAACGGGTCACTGTGGGTGGCTGCTTCAGCAGGCGGCTCGTCCGTTACCGTAAACGATACGGCCCCAGTTTCACCTGAAGTTGGAGACCTATGGTACAAGTCTGACACTGGTCAAACGTTTGTATACTACGACTCGTATTGGGTCGAAATTGGTGGCGCAGGATCGCTTCCTGACGGGTCGGTTACTGCTGCAAAGATTGCGAATGAAACCATTGTTAATGCCAACATTGCCGCAAACGCTCAAATTGCTCAAAGTAAAATTTCTAATCTAACTTCTGATTTACTACTTAAAGCACCGCTTCAATCTCCTACATTTACGGGAACAATTTCTACATCTAAGGCGACTCTTGGCGCTGGTGGTAAATATAACGCAGGAATGCAGGACGGCGCTATTGAATTAGGCAACACGTCTGCGGATATGCACTTTACTCCAGGAACGTGGCCTTCGGTCATGAGCGCAGGTATTTTGCAAAACTGTAGTGACCGTTTTGAGCACGTAGTACATGATGGTGGCACCCGTCTTGCCTCAAGCATGTACTATGACGGACCTGCCAATACTATTTACGTTGGGCGAGACATTGGTTGGGGCACGTCAATTCTGGCTAACCCTGGAATTCCAGCAATGCGTGCTTACTGCGGCTATGTTGACGGACATAGTGCAATCACCAACGGCGTATTTACGGCAACTCAAATACCATTAAATAATCGCTCGTGTATGCCAACTAGTGGAACGGGGGCATACCAGAACTTCTACGCCCCAGTCGCTGGGTATTACCACTGCACTTTCATGTGGGGTATTATTAGCCATACCGCTGGCTACTATTACGGAGCATATTTCCAGATTGACGGTGCCACACCTGACGGCGCTTACGTTAGTTACTTCAAGCCGCCAACGACTGGTAATGATGACGGAACCTCAATTGCAGGAACTTTCTACCTTGGCGCTGGTCAGTACGTACGTGTTGGCATCAATAATCAAAACTCTGTTCGTTTTCAATTTGCTCGTTTTTCTATCCATATGGTTGGGTGACACATGCACGAAATAACTATTCAAGTAACTGATGCTCAATGGAAAGCAATGACCATCTCTACTCCTGACCCTATTGAATGGGTTGAAGGCATGGTTAATCAATATGCCAATCGAATCATTGATGATATTTTTGTTTCCGAAATTAATCGTATGTCTAGCGACCCGTCGATTAGCGAAATACCCGCAGACAAAGATTTCATAGTTATGCAGTGTGCGTGGAAGACAGCGGTTGAAAGGAATATGGAAGTTATCGCAGCAGCACCCTGGTTAGCGAGCACAGAGGAGGCTGAATAATGGCAATTGATTTTCCCAACAGCCCAACTAACAACCAGACCTACACAGTCGGGGAACGCACATGGGTTTACGATGGCGCCAAATGGGTGCTTGTCCTTGACCCCCAGCCTACAGAGTTGCTTTCTAGTAATGTATCTGGAGCACTCTTAACTATGGAGATGATGTAAATGGCGGTCGGAGATCGGTCAGAATCTAGGCTTGTTGGCCCCGTAGCCTTTACTACGTCTAATGCCGCTGTTGGCGCTTCAGTGTCTGCTGGGTATTCTTGGGTAATTAAGCAAATTACTCTTTGTAACACTTCTGGTGTTGAAGGTGTTGTTTACTTGGCTATTGGCACGGCGGCTACTGCTTCCAACCGCATCATGTCGACCCTTCCAATCGCAGCCAGTGATACTTTAGTTTTTGACACTGGTATAGTCATGTCTGCTGGTGAGCAATTGTATGGGTACGCAGATCGTGCTGGCATTAACATCGTAGTTAACGGCTGGGTCAAGCAGGTCTCGTAATGCCTATTTCTGCTGCGTTGGGTTCGTCGGCTTTGTTGCCTGCTGGGTTAGGCTTCCGCAACAAGTTGATTAATGGTGACTTTAGAATCAATCAACGTGGAGGCGCCTCGTACACAGGTACTAGCACAATTCAGTACACCTTAGACCGCTGGTGGACATACACAACGAGTGGAACTGTGACTTTTTCCCAATCCACTTCTGTTGTCCCTCCAGGCTTTTCTTCCAGTCTTGCAGTTAGTGTTACAACTGGTGGAACATACTCAACTGGTGGTAATTACTGCCTTTTAGGGCAGAGCATTGAAGCAGGTAATCTAACAGACCTGTGTTGGGGCACAGCAAACGCTAAACCCGTTACTCTTTCTTTTTGGGTTCGCTCAAGCATTAGTGGTGTATATGGTGTGTCCCTCCAAAATTATGGGTATCAAACACAAGCGTATGTGGCAACCTATACAATAGACGCTACAAACACTTGGGAATACAAAACAATTCAAATCCCTGGCAGTACAACTGGCACTTGGAATGGGAACACAAATAATTCTTTTACTTCTGGTGGAGTGTTTATTGGGTTTTCTCTAGGTGTCGATACGAATTTTCAAGCAGCAACTGCTAACGCATGGGGGTCTAGTGCCGCCTATGGAACTGCTGCTACTGTTGACCTCGCTGCAACTACAGGTGCCACGTTCTATTTGACGGGCATCCAACTGGAACAGAACTATCAGCCGACCCCGTTTGAGCAACGCCCTTATCAAGTTGAACTAGAACTTTGTCAGAGATACTTTTATAGATACTCTGTTCCAAGCGGTAACGGAAGTGCTTTTGGTTACCTTGCAGGATTTTCGTCAACAAGAGCATTTGGGACTATCCAGATTCCTGTCCAAATGCGTGGGAGCATCAGCATTACGCCATCTGGGACACAGGTTGACTCGCTTGCTCTAAACTTTGTTGGTAACGTCACTGCCATATCTGTTTACCCAACCCAAGGTAATGCTATATCAGGTCCAACGCTCTTGGCTGACTGTACAACTACTAATACTGTTGCAGGAACGCTATACCACCTTAGAGTCCCTGGTGGTGCTTCTATTAGTTTTAGTTCGGAGTTGTAATGTACGCAATAAGGCTTTCTGTAGAAGATAATCAACCATACTCTGTCATTAGGCTGTCAGACAGCATGAGTATTCCAATGGCAGAGGATAACTCCGATTATCAGCAATACTTAGCGTGGCTAAACGAAGGCAATACACCCGAACCGTGGAGTCCAGATGCCACTGAGTAACTACATTCCTTCCTCTAAGATCAGCCAACCTGGTGTATGTACTAGTTCTACTAGGCCAGCCACTCCTTATGAGGGGCAGACTATATACGAGACCGATACTGACAAAGTTTTAGTATGGAATGGTTCCGCATGGTACCCCAATTGGAACTTGCCGTGGGGGGTTGTTGCTCGGCAACAACGAACAAACGCCACATTTACTGTGACCCCAAACGGTGGGGATCAAGTAGTTTTAACAGCCACATTTACAGCAATTAGTGGACGCCTTTATTACGCAGTAGCAAACTCCTATGTTTATAGAGCCACCACGGGTTACGTTACAACTAAATTTCTTGACGCTTCTAACACTGGCCTCTCTGAGCAAACACAACATTGTGGGGGAGGGCAATACGGTTCGTATATGAACCATCTGTACTTTACTGCGTCGGGTAGTTACTCAATTAAGACTGCTGTTAACGGGGACGGTTCTGGGCTTATATACCTTTATGGTTCTGCCTCTTACCCTCACCAACTAATCATCACTGATGTGGGGCCAGCATGACTATTTCTAATACCGCTTCAGCACTAAGACCAGGGGTCTGCACCAGCACAACCCGCCCCACGACTCCGTACGAGGGGCAATACATCTACGAAACAGACACTGACAAAACAAGGTTTTGGAATGGCTCAACGTGGGTCGAAATTGTCTTAACAACAACTGGGGCTGCATGGCAAGACGGAGTTACAACAGTTAACCCTGCCGACGTTGGAAATAACTGGTATAGATACGGACCTCTTCCCGAGGTCACTATGGAAACAGGTACATCTGTATTTGTGACCTACCATCTTGTTTGCTCTGCTAACTCTTCAGGGAAAACCGTTCAAATCGCCCCAAGCGTCTCTGGGGCCACCACATTCAGTGGGCGTAACGGCAACTGGACAGCCGCAACGTACCTTAACGGTGGCGCTGGCTCGGCTTCCTATGGCAGACAGATAACGGTTAATGCTGGTATAAATGAGTTTTATCTTGAATTGATCGCTGACGGTGGCGCATACGCCCTGTCTTTCAGAGCAGCATTACAAGTTTTCAGATTGAACTAAAATAGCCCTATGACCCGTAAACGCTTTGACTCCGCCCCCCATATCAACGTAAAAGATGAGGGCCTCCTTCTCCAGCAGGTGGCTGGGTCTACTGCCAACCTCTTGGAAGTAAAAGCCCACAACGGGTCAACTTTGATGGCGGTCGACTATTCGGGCACCATGACTTCTGGCGCTTCTAATAGTTTTACTTATTTGGCTGCTACTACTTCTGCCAGTCTTCCCGCTAACACTACTATTGGCAACGTCTCTCCTACGGAACTTGGTTATTTGGACGGAGTTACTAGTGCGCTCCAAACTCAACTAAACAGCAAACTGTCGACGGCTGTTACGAGTTTGACTGGTACTGCTAACCAAGTGACCGTTAGCGCCTCTACTGGCGCTGTTACTTTGAGTCTTCCACAGAACATCCATACTGGTGCTAGTCCAACGTTTTCGTCGTTAACTATTAACGGTGGTCAAACTACCTATTCTGCTGGTAACAACTCTCGCATCTTGTTTGGTCCAAACACCACTTGGGGCGGTTACCTACTTGTTGGTGCAGCCCCCGACACAAGCGATTCATACGCACAAGTTTTGTCAACTGACGGCAATCTTCACCTTGACCCGAAGAGTGACAAAGACATGTATCTAAATTATTACTCTGCTAATAGAGCAATTAAGGCATATGGGTCTATTTCGCTAGAACAAAATAGCACTGGTATCTATCAAATTTCAACAAGTACATGGTCTGGTAACCCAAGCAACAGTTGGGGAAAACTTGAGTACCATTCAAACCGTTGGTACATCGGTGCAGGACCTGATTCTGCTGAAGTTGCACGTTTTCGGCGGGGTGGAAGTGACGTTGGTGTCATTACAAATGATGGACGTTTAAGTTTTCCGTACTGGACAACTACAGGACGCAACTATTGCAACGAGTGGATTCAATTTGACAACCACACGGGTCTATATTCTCCAACAAACGGCGCCCACTTCTATGTCAACAATGGTTCATACGGGTCTTGGCGAATTGACGGAAATCGCAATACGTGGCGAGGACTTGAATTTGATGCTCCTGGGGGCAACTTAAGTCTGATGATGGACACAACTAATGGTTGGGGAAACCAGCATGTTGGCGTCCATAACAATAGTAATGGGTGGATTTATTTGTTTCAGGGTAGAGGTTTGAAAACAAACTCCTATCTGCCTATCAACGGTAACAACACGGGGCAGGTTGGTGCGTGGTACGGCGCTGAGGGTTCCTTTAACATTATGTACTCGTACGGGTACGTAAACTATTCCGACGCAAGACACAAACACAGCGTTGAAACTCTTGAAAATGGTCTTGATTTTATTAAACGCCTGCGTCCCGTAAAATACAAATACATTTATGAAAACCACTTAAAATATGAACCAGATGAACACGGCGTTGATTTACCGTCCTATTCCACGGAATCTGTTTCCACGGAGTATGGCAATCGTTATCGTTTTGGGTTTCTCGCCCAAGAGGTTAAACAAGCCTTAGAAGATGAAGGTAAATCTCCTGGGGACTACACAATGTGGAGTTTGGGAGACAAAGAAGACCCTGAGTCTGCACAGCAACTTGAATATCTACAATTTATTGGGCCACTCACAGCCGCTGTACAGGAATTAGCAAACAAGGTAGAATACCTGGAGGGCGAAGTTGCTCGCCTTTCCGCACCCTAAGAGGAGTAAAACATGGAAGTTACCCCAGATCAGGTCATTAACGGTCTCTTGGACGAGGTTAAGCGCCTCACCATTGAGAATGTGGCATTGAAGGCCGCTCTCAACCAGTTGACGGCGGCTCCAGAGGCCCCCGCTGCTGATGAGGTAAAATAGGGGAAACCCTTCAACCTCATAGGAGTAACAATGCCTCGTCCGTACACTGGCAATAAGGATGGAATCTCTAAGATTGGCAAGGCCCGTCCTGGCCTCGTCAAGTTCATGGAGATTGCCCAGAACCGTTGGGGATTGACCAATCTTGGTTCTTTCGGCGTTCGCCAGATGAACAACCCGAAGGCTGACCCTAATGACCCGAAGTGGTTGTCGGTTCACGCAACTGGGCGTGCTTGCGACCTTGGCTACAAGGATCGTGACACCGCTATCGGACTTTGGGATTTCCTCATCGTCAACACCGAAGCGCTTGGCATCGAAGAGATTCACGACTACGCCTTTGACAAGGACCCCAAGGACAAGGAACTTGGATGGGGCCGTGGCTACCGCTGTGCTCGTGGCGAAGGCGACAAGGGCGTCAAGATTTATGACGCCAACGACAATGCGGGTTCGCAAGGCGGTCGGTGGTTCCACGTGGAACTGTCGCCTGCTATGGCAGACGACGAGAAGGCGTTTGTCAAGGCTTGGAAAGCCTGCAACGCTAAGAAGTAATGGCTTCTCGTAAAGGTGGCATAGGCCCTAGGGGTCGTCAGAGCGTCCAATCTCGCATGGAAGAGATCGGGGATGAGAACTCAATGATGGGATCGTACTTAGGTGCGGTCACCGAGTTGGGCAACGTTGTTCAACCAACAACCATTGACAATCTCCCCGATCTCTGGCCTGACGATAGTAACTACTACAAAGGTCCCTTTGTTAGCACCCGTGTACATAAACATCGTTTTGTGTTTGATGAGGGCGGACAAACTGGAACTGCGTACGTGCAGTTCAAGAACTTGCGTGAAAAGAAAGACGGCTCTGTGTATGAACGTGGCACGAGCGGGGCTGTTTATGCCTACTACAATATGCCGTATTCTGATTACAAAACGTTTACAATCAGTTCGTCTAAAGGACAGGAAATAGACAAGTGGACAAGACGTGGACGAGGCACCTATGAATCGCTGGGCAAGAACAATACTGTCTTTGACGCAGTCAGCCCAGCGCGTTTTGACCCACGCAAAGAACGATTCAACCCCGCAGCACCGTTCACCCCTTACACACCGACTACGGACTAGTCTTCAATACTCCCCACTAGTGGGGTTTGTTAGTTCTTTATTACTAACTCCTGTTTGTATTGTGCTGTCCCCATTCTATTTGGTGGTGACTACCGCCGTATTAGTGGTATCAAGTTTCTTTTTATTTAAGGACACACTAAACAAACTTCAAGCGGTAGGTCCTGTTTACTGGATTACTCGGGACCTTGTTGTCAAAAATAGCCCCATAATTACAAAAGGGTTTATGCACGAGACGGATCACCCCTGGAGGCATGGAAAGGGAATCCAGATCCGTGTACCAAAACGTACCTTCCAAATAGGGCTGTGCAAGAAACAACAGAACTTTGACGAGTTCTCTGGCGTACTCGCCGCAGTACAGGGTAGGTTCATGGATACCCCTGCAACTGAAATTGGAGAATGGTAATGAGGTTTTGGAGCAAGACCACCAAGGCAAAGGCTGACAGCCGCGTAGCCAAGATGGAAACTCCTGCGTTAACTGGATGGATGGAAACTACTCTTATGGGGTTAGGTGCTTCCTACGATAGTTGGCGTTACAGGAATGGGCCAAAACAAGAAGTTTCAGAAGCCCTCACTATCATTGCCTCTATCTGGGATGAGTTAGAACGGCGTGATGTAGACTGATCTAGTCGGATGGTGTTTCCTCCTTTCCACCATGCCGATAGCGGGTACCAGGGTTCCCCACCTCCCCCTGGTACCCGCACTTGATCTTTTAGTATGATTACTGTGTGCTCACAGAAGAAGAACAACTAGAAGCAATAGAAGAAACGCCAGTAGAGGAACTTGATGAGACCTCTGCTGAGTTCATTGACTCTCTAGTCAAACGAATAATTATCTTTATGGAAGAGTTCTGCGACGTAACTCTTTTCCCATACCAAGTGCCCATCGCTTACCGACTTATTGAGTCAATCATTCTTGGTGACGGCGAAGAAATAACCGTGGTCGCTACCCGTCAGTCTGGCAAGTCAGAAGTGCTGTCAAACGTGTGCGCGGCACTTATGGTTATCCTTCCAAAACTAGCCCCCGTCTATCCGACGTGGCTTGGTAAGTTTGAGAAGGGCTTCTGGGTCGGAGTGTTTGCCCCAGTTGAAGACCAAGCGGAAACGGTGTTTGGGCGTATTGTCAGTAAGTTGACTAGCGACCACGCCCTTGAGTTTTTGCTTGACCCAGAGATTGACGACAAGGCTACGTCAGGAGGTACTCGTGGTCGTGGTCGAATCATTACCCTAAAGCATTCTGGGTCACTTTGCCGTATGCAGACTTGTAACCCCAAGGCCAAGATTGAGTCAAAGACCTACCACTTCATTCTGATTGACGAGGCGCAGGAAGCAGACGAGTTCATGATTGCTAAGTCAATCAAACCAATGCTTGCCTTCAATAACGGAAGTATTTGTTTGACAGGTACGGCTACGAGAAGTAAGTGCTACTTCTACAAAATGATCCAGTACAACAAACGGCGTGCTGTCAGCGGAAAGAAACTCCGACCATGCCATTTTGAGTACGATCATCGTACTGCGTCTAAATACAACCCTAACTACGCAAAGTTTATTTCCAAAGAGAAACTTCGTATTGGTGAGGATTCCGACGAATTCCAGATGTCGTACTGCAATAAGTGGATTCTGGAAAAGGGAATGTTTGTCACTGAAGAGCGCATGGAACGGATGTATGACCCGTCCATGAACCTTGTCAAACAATGGTGGCGCACCCCTGTAGTCGTGGGTATTGACGTGGCGCGTGCCAACGACTCCACCGTAGTGACCGTGGTCTGGGTTGACTGGGACCACCCAGATCCGTTCGGGTTCTATGAGCACCGTGTCTTGAACTGGTTGGAAATAAATAACGAAGAGTGGGAATCCCAGTATTTCCAGATCATCGACTTCATCAGGAACTATGACGTTCTCCGTATTGGGGTGGACGCTCAAGGTGTCGGTGGAGCCGTAGCCGAGCGCCTACAGGTATTGCTACCAGATATTGAAGTTCTGGCAATTTCTTCGGATTCCAAGGCCCAGCATGAACGTTGGGTCCACTTGACAGAACTCATCCAACGTGAGCAATTGATCCTCCCTGGGCACTCAAAAGCCCGTCGAAACCGCCTGTGGAAGCGGTTCAACCAGCAGTTGTCAGACCTTGAAAAAGTGTATAAAGGGCCGTACATGCTGGCGGCTGCTCCTGATGAAAAGGGTGCTTTTGACGACTACGCCGACAGCCTAGCCATCGCCTGCCATATGACCGTTCAAGACACCATGCCCCAGGTTATGGTGGCAGAAAACCCGTTTTTTCGGTAACCGTCCTTGAATTAGTGTAAAGTTGTAATAAGTAACCACACCCCTATACGGAGGATTTTGTGAACGTAGCACCTGCACCAATGTTCCCTGAGAAGTCGCCCACTGCTTTTGAGCGTCAGTTTGCCCCCAGCATCCCTGGGAATAAGGGACCCCTTCGCTTTGAGGAGGGTGTCGCCACTGACACTGACGTGCCACACGACTTTGCACAGGGTGCATACATGGACACCTCGTCTGCTGGTCGCATGAACCATAACAACCCTGAGATGTTCTACAAGCACCCAATGGACACTATGCGCGAGCGTGCGCACGTTGGGTCGGCTTCGTGGATTGAGGCTCCGACCGTGTTGTCGGACTTCGTGCAGGGTTCAATGTCGGGCGATGGAATGCCTTCGTTTGAGTACGCTTACAACAGCGGTGCTCACATGAACCGCCCGAACCCAACTGTCGTTAGCGACTGACCATGCCCGAAGTTAGCGGCACCCCAGGTGGCGCTAAACTAGTCGGACAGAGTGAAGCAGTGATCGGGGGATACGTCCCCCGAATGCTGTCTACTGCCGCTGGAGCGCCCATCTCCACCGTTTACGCAGGTGGGGGCATTGAGAACTACAGCCATAACCCGTCGCGGTCGGTTCACTTCCGTGGCGGTATCTACGGTGGTCGTCCCTCTCTCCCCCTCCCTGTGGGGTATGGGTCATCGCTTGTTCCTCAACACCGTGGCTACACGGGTGTGGTGCGTGTTGAGAAGCGTATGGAGGGCGTAGGGGAGTTTGTTGACGACCCCATGTCGAATTTCAAAGAGCAGAGTTTTAAAGAATCACGCCCAGCGGCTGAAGAAATTACTAACGAAGAGAAGGCCGCTACCAAGAAAGACTATAAGAACATTGGTCGGCGTTCCTACAAGTCTGAAAATAGGGCTAACCGAGAGACCCCCAAGCGCGGGTTAGTTGGGAACGACTGATGGCGGCTTCAAAAAAGAAAAAGAAGAGCGCCCCAAAACTTGATTTATCTAATAGGGTTTTGGAATACAAAGACTTTCGTTCTAAAAAAGAAGCCGACGATGCTGTTGCTCTTGTAAGCCAGGTTAACGAACAAATGCCTGAGCGCATGAAGGCAGAGTCAGAACGCGCTCTAAAGTCCCCTAGCCCCGCAATGCGTAAAAAGGGCGCTAGATACGCGGTTGCTGCTGAAAAAGTAAAAAGCATTCCATTAACCATGGAAGGTATGGTTAATGCTCGTAAAGGGGCATTCCACGAAGCCGCTACTGGAACTGTGCGCCTCCCTAATGAATCACTTGCTGGAGAAGGTTTTTATTTTCAAGGTCGTGATGAACTTGACAAAACTACTGGAACCACAGCATTTCCAATTAGTCGTATTATTGACGCAACCAGCAGATTGAGTATCCAAACCAAACCAGAGCACGAGAAAGCATCTCTAAAGGCTCTGGCGACCGCTCATGAATCTGGAACCGTGAATTTTAATCCTGAAC